TACCAAGTAGATTTAGTCCCTTCCAATTCTTTTCGTCAAAAATTAAGGGGTCAGTCTCAAGTAATCCGACTCCCCAAATTTTGTCATATGGAGATGCTTCTACGAGAATTCTAGTTCCGGTATTTTTTAAAGTTTGTCCGTAATATGGATTTTGAGTAAATTTTAATTCATTTACATAGACCATATAATTAAATCTACGGTCAACCCAAACTTCTTCGTTATAAGATGCAATCTTTCTACCGAGTGCTTTAACTTCTTTTGGATTTGGAGTTTTAGCTACTAGTTTTTTAGTTTCATCATCGTTAAAACAATCTGCTTTATACCACATAAAAGCTTGTTCGGTGTTCTCAAATTTAAGACCAGCAATTGGGTCATTGAAATGACAATTATCCCAATTGGAATAAATGCCATTCCAAAAATATACATGTGTATCAGTAGTAATCATTGGTTGATAATATCAGAGTTCAAAAATAAGTCAAGATTTATTCGATATTTTCAAATGTTCGTGATATATATGGTATATGAATAAAAAATATACAATCGAAGAAATAGAGTTCCTACGAACTAATTACCCAAAATATGGAGCGTGTTATTGCTCTAAAATATTAAATAGACCAGCATATTGTTTATATCCTGTCGTAAAACGATATAAAATACAACAAAGAACTGGTAAATATTTATCTAAACACCCATCTATGATGAATATCAATATAAATCAATTCTTAACCATAGACAAGATGGAGACTGCTTATTTTCTGGGGTTTTTATGGGCTGATGGAAATATTATAAGCTATAAATCAAATAAGATAAATCATCATCGAATATCATTGGAAATTAACTCGAAAGATATGAATGATATTTTGCCGTATATAAACAAATTAGGAAAATGGTGTATTCAAAATAGAGTTCGGAAGGATTGGAAACCAGTATCATCAATTAGCACAAATAACAAAGAACTTTTTAATTTTTTAAAAAATAATGATTATAATATAAAATCTAGCACAACTCCTACCAAAATACTAAATACAATACCGGATAATTTAAAAATGTATTTCTGGAGAGGTTATTTCGACGGAGACGGGTGTATTACAAAAAAAACAAAATATAATTCATTTAAATTTTCAGGAACGTATCAACAAGATTGGACAGATATTCAGTCTTTACTAAAAGAATTAAATATAATCAATAAATTATATCGAATAATAGAAAAAACAGGAAACAAATATTCATGTGTAATGATACAGAATAAAGATGGAGTTAAAAAACTAATAAATTATTTTAATCCTATAAACAATTCTATAGGATTAAAAAGAAAAACCGAACGAATGATTAAAATCATTAACTCATAGCCAACTATTCTTCCTTACTTGTTCAAATGTATACCGCTTGGTGATTTCACCATCGATAAATACCGTTTCTAGGTCTTGGTTATCATCAAATCGTCCACGTTTACTCGCCTTCGACATATCCAACGGAGTTTTGTAAATATCATGCCAAACTCCATCTCTTTTTTGTGCCGAGCATTTAAATGCAAATCTCTGGGTATCTCTATTTAATTTTCTTACGAGATATGAACCACATCCGAACACGCAAGTTTCAGCACTAAATCCATTAACTTTTAATGTTTCCAAAATATTTTTAATGTCGTGTTCGGTCAACGAGTCTCCATAAATAATTCCAACATGGCTATCTAATACTTTATAACTCTTCGAATTTATAGTTCCACCGAAACCGTCCCATAATTGTTGTGCAATCCATAATACTTGTGCTTCAGGAGTATCTCCTTCAAATCGGGGACTGTCAGGCCGAATTACAAATTTTCCATTTCTACCCATAATATCAGATTTTAATTCATTACAATATACCTTAACTGCATTTGTAATGTTATAACTATCCGATACAACTGAAAGAATTCCGGTTGGATATTGTTTAATTAAATGTTTAGTAACTTCAAATTCTCCTCCCGTTCCAAGTGCGGTCCCAATACTATGTTCACTCGCTGGCACAGAATAAGCAAGTCCATCGATATTAGCGTCATAATAATTTATGGCATATGGAAGTGCCATTAAACTATCAGTCCCCTTACTGTTGACTAAATGTGCCAAACAAGAAACACCCGCTTCTTCCATGACGCTCAATCCTCGTTGGGAAAAATCATGCAAATAATAGTCAACAAGCCATTGATTAGAATAATCAACCGTCTGTTGGAAATAATCTTTGATAATATTGATAATATAATTGCTACGAGTGCAGACTGTCGTAGCGGCCCAAACTTGCTGTAACAATGTTTCAAGAGCGTTCGTAAGCCAAAAACAATTAGGGTCAGTGTTCTCTACCGTCATCAACACAGTTCCAATTGGAAAATTCTTTCCTTCTTTTACGGCCTTAATTTTAATTGGTAATTTACCGCCATGTTTTTCTACAATATAGTCCCACTTGGCTCTACTCCAAATATCACCATTAAATTTAAAATGTTCCTTTAGAATAGGTTCGGCTTCATCGATTAATTCTTTCGTCAGAACGACACCTTCGAGCCACTCGATTAGAATATATTGCAATCCAAAGAATGTAGTATAATCATACATCCCGCCCTTCCTTGCTTCTAGGTAAGAATATACGACTTCAGTATTTGGCATATACATCTCACTATGGAGTTGCTTATATGAGTCCAGGGTAAAAATCAGGTTGTGTTTGTTAAGTTTATTCATTTTCATAATTTATTTTTCAGTAGGATATCAGAGATTTATAATAAGTCAAGAGTTAAATTTCACTGAGTTCAATTAATTTTTCGATAAGAGGCCAATGAGTTTCTACGATTAAATCTTTATAGTTTAGTTTTATATAATAATCACCAAACCAGCCACATTCTTTGAGGTCATCGCCCGCCGTAGCAAATCCAAATGTATAATTAAATTCAAATACTGCCGTTAGAATTTTATCCTGACTATCTCGATAACGGGGGTCATCTTGACGATTGCTGAAGAGATATTGTGGATGGCTACATTCCAAATTTATTCCGACTTCCTCATGTAATTCTCGTCTGGCGGCATCTTCCAACGACAAATCGGACGGGTCAACAAATCCGCCGGGCAATCGAAATTTATTCTCGGTTGGTTTTCTGCCAATTAATATTTCGTTTTTTGCTCTGTTTACAATAAAACAATCAACTGTCTGGAACGATGTAGGATATTTAATCATATGAGGAGTATATCGAAAATTTATAAAATGTCAATTAAATTTTACTTTTCATACAAATTTATCAATTGGATATTTCTGCTTGGGAACCTCTTCGGAAAATCTAATAAATACACTGATGCGTTGATTAGTTTTTTCACATTTTCCACAACATTGTAGGCATATAGTTCTTTGCACCGCTATTGTATGTATAGTCTTTGCGCCGAGTTCATTTTTAGCATATGCAAGAATACCATCGATATATTCATCAGAACAATAAGTTTTTGGAATAGGTGCAGTTAATTCTTGTATACCTCCAAATCTTGTTTTATATGCTCTTACTGTTTCCGTGGTTAATTTGTCGGAAATAAATACCGGATACTTCGTCAAGTGTAAATTATGCTTATCAAGTAACGTCTTAGACGGCTCAATTACAAATCCATCCTCTGGAAAATATTCAGATTTATATGGTGTAATAATTGATTTATCAACTTCATTAGATAATGCTATTGACGGGCATATACCAAAAAAAGTAGAAATTGTTAATCCAAATTTTAAAAAATTTCTTTTATTCATATTATTTAAATTTTTTTCCAGTGCCACATAGGTTCACAAAAAACTCCAGATTTAACCGATTTACTATTTGGGCGTTTAGCCATTTGATATCCAATGGTTCCTTGATAAGATGCACCTTCCAATGTATTTATAAAATCATTCATGGGGTCACATATTTTATTTATAGTATGACCAGAATATACGTCGGAAATATTGATTAACAAATCCCCACTAGGTATTAATCCATTCCATGCTCTCTTAATAGATTCAAATAAAAATTTCTCATTCCAAATATCACATTTCTTATATCTTTTACATGATTGCTTATCATCTCCAGAATATTTTTCTATATTAAAGTATGGGGGTGAAGTGAATATTAAATCAAATTCATTGTTATAGTCCATCTCTTCGGCACATTTTGGATTTAAGACCGATGTTTTAGAATCTTCAAATTGATATGCTTTAACTTGAGCCGAATACCCATCATATAATGCTAAATTAGGGTCAACTCCGGTATAACCATCCGCAGATGAAGCATAAAATCCAGCTAATCGGTCTCCCCACCCACTTGAAAAATCTAACACGCTATATGGTTTAAAATAATCATAAACACACTTTGCCGCACTCGGTCTAAATTGGGAAGCGGTATATTTACGAAGTGCAATTGCTTGGCGAATGGTATTAGAATTGATTTCTTTAAATTTTAAAGTCCAAAAAGCATTGAAAATTCCATCTCTAAATTTTCTATTATTCCAGCTTCTATGTGGAGATGGAGCATTGATAGAATTGCATTTCAATCTATTATCTTGATGGAAATAATCAGATGATTTGTTTCCAATATTACAATTTTTTATATAAAATTTTGGCCGAAACCATTTATAATCATATTTCAATACAAAATCTTTGGAGTCTACAATTAAAGACGATGAATCTAATTTACATAATTCTTGAAAATCTTCCAACATTTCCTCATATGTAATTTCTCTAGTCGGTAGTTGAATATTATTCTTTTCAACCAAATCATGGAGATATAATTTAATCTCATCCTTAGATTTAGTATTATTTAACTCAATCCACTCATCTTTAGATATATTTAACGATGTCATTTTATAATTGAATTAAATATTGATACAATTCATTAATTTTTTCATAGTTTACTGATTTTGGAAGTGTTGTGGTTTTGTATAACTCCTCTATCTCAATTGACTTCTTCTCAAACCAATCTTTGAGTTTGTCATATGACCAGCCTCCACTGCGTATGAATAATAATTCTTCCGCATCTGGTCTTTTTACTATTACTCCCTTGCCGGATAAAATCTCCGACGACATTTCCATAAGTCGTTTGAGGTGAGCCCCGGATTTACAATCATAATTAAAGTCTTTCTCCAATTTCATTCTATCAAGGTTTCTATTCTGTTTCCAGTTTAACCAGCTATTATAGTCCTTTAA